TATCAATTCCAAATTAGGTGCACAAAAAGATCAACGTTGGCCATTAAGGCCAACTTTGACTCTCTGTACAAAGTGCGGAATAGTAAATTGCACTTTTTATACGATAATTTGATTAATTTTAAAAGACCTTGTAATTTGTTATCACTGCCCAAGCGCAAGCAGCGTGGCCACAACCATCATGAGATTGTGAAACCAGGAGGTCCAAAAAGACCAGACATTCGACAAGTATCGTCAGGACAGAACCACCAATATAATGGTGCTCCGTCAGTAGCAGTACCTGTGAACCATACAGCTAATAATTCTTCAGTGCCATAATCGGCAAAAAGTGAACTAGTAGTTTGGTCTGTTCTTGAGGAATAAGGAAGTAATGATCTATAAGGCTGGTGGACCATTATTCCATCATGATCTTGAGTCTTTTGAAAAATGAAAGGTGTATTTCCAGTCCAAAAAGATGGGTCCGAAGCCCCAAATTGATTTGGTCTAAAAATCACCCCAGCATTATCTACTTGAAGCAAACCTACAATAAGAGTGTCAATACCAGTAGTGACTTGAGGAGTTATGAAATGATAGAATCCCGTTTTTATATACATAAAGTATTGTGAAAAGGCATTCCATGGATTCATGCTCGACGTTTCTCCATTAAGAGGATTTAGAACAGAACCTCCAGGGGTATTAACCACTGGAAGTGTATTGGTGAATTTTTTAGCAACAGACGGTACACCAACCGGCTTGTGGAGTATTTTATAAATAGATGACTGTTCTTCTGGAACAGTTAATCTATGATACTTTGTTCCAACTGCATTTGCCAACGCTGGAAACTTCTTCTTAAATATAGCATCAATATCATTCATGTCAGACTCAACTCCACCTTGAGGAACTAACACTGTTTGAAAAGTAGTAACTTGACTATATGATCTATTGTTGGTTGCACCACCAGGTCGATCAGCAAGAACTAAAAATTGAGACTCTTCATCTAGAGCCATCCAAACATTCGCTTGGACAGTAGTTGAAGCCGTAGTATCCATGGCAACAACAGGGTTTACAATTGAGTAAACAACAACTCCATTTGTTGAATCTTGATTCTTAATATTAGGATCCGTGATTCTAATATATGGGAAATTACTTAAATAAGGAATGGAAAAGCTAAATGTGCTAGTTCCATTAAATTCAATAATTTCACTATATATATCACCAGCTCCTTCAGTCATTGTACCACCTATCGAAGGTGCATCGGCTGGTTTTGGAAACCAACTAATTCTCAAACGACCAGACATCATCAATGAACATACTAACTGTACGAACACCTTTAATATTGGACGTTGATAACGATACAACGAAGCAACAAGGGACATAGGAGTGTGCTGGCCATTAACGACCGTTCCACCACTATTAATAGTTGTATAACAACTAGATGCAGTTACATAGTGTCTATTGATTACAGTTGACGAAGCGTCAGTTGCATCAAAAGAAAACTGTTGTACTAGACCAGGTTTAACATAAACTTCACTTAGCTGAGTTTCAAGCTCTTTAACTTGAAAACACTCAGGATCAGTTACAATTTCTCCACCTTCTTCCAATCCAAGTTCATATCCACTAAATAAACCATCTCCAGTAGCCATACCACTGAAAGTATTTAATTGCACATTTTTTGTGCTTTCCATACTAACAGGTTTTGTAAATCCAAGTGATTTTGCAATGGAACCAATTCCTTTTGCAATAGTACCTCCAATAGCTAAGCCTTCACTTATCATAGGAGGTAAAATTGGAATTCTTGAAATTTTCGTGGCAAGATCGCCAGTAGCTTCAGCAATTCCAGAAATCATTCCTTCTTCACTTTTCTCTATTTGTTCTTTCTTTGGTCCATTTTTGGAAGGACCGCCATGCGGTATCAATTGAAAATTACGAACAGTTTCCTGTTTTCCATCTTTTACATTTTCAGGTAATTCTTTCAATTTGAGTTTTGCACTTTTATCTAACATAAAAGTTGTAAGGGCAACTGGCCCAGCAACCTGTGGGTTAACAAATCGTGCAAAAACAGTAACTCCTACCGTAGGAGTAGAGGGTGCATTGGTGAGATTTAGCTCACTCAATACATAAATAGCAACAGTGCCTCCATCACCAGTACGTATACTAAATCTATTAGTATCAATAAATTGAGAAGGAGCTCTATAAGCAATACACTTCTTAACAGTCTTAGGTATTGAAGCATCTATAATCAAAGGGTTACAGGTACTTGCTACAAAAAGCTGTTTCAATTTATTAGGTAAAGCAGTTGATAAACTTCCATTATATGGAATATGTGAAACCAAAAGCATACCATAATGGAATTTAGTACTATTTATTCGAAAACTTATTTCAATATGATCATATTTAAACAATCGATACCTACTTATAATATTAAACAAATAAATTTGGCTCTGAATGAGATCATATAAAGGTTGATAAACTTTAACTAATGTTCCATTAGTCGCAGCTCCATCAAACACAAACTCATCAATCTGATACTCCCTACTAAGGGTAGTCTCCAATTGTTGAGAAGGATAAGGATCAGCATTCTTAAACACAAAATCTCTATGAACAGTTGTTTCTATCTCAGGTACTAAAGTATCATCAATGGCGGTTAAACCATTTACTGACATTGAACCTTCAGCATTAGGAACAACTTCCATTTGAGGTATTAAACGATCTACATCTAAAATAATATCATTGTGTTTTATACCAGAATCAAAAACAAATTGTCTATCATGTTTATCTATTTTTGAATTTATATATTGGATCAATCCATAATGTGATTGCATCATGTTCCAATCATAATGTATAGGCGCATAACCATGCGCTGCAGCATAATGATTTATTGATTCATAAGCAACTTCAAATTCTTTCTTTCCAATGTGCCACAACTCAAATAAAGTCGACATTGCACTTTGTTGAAAAGAAATTTCTAAAGGCACACCATCTTGTCTCCAATTCATAATATTCAAAACATTAGATATATCTAATGGTGCTGTGATAATTCCATCTCTCTCAACGAACAAACGTTTGAGAAATTCAACATCTCGAACAGCACGTGATAAATAAGTTTCTGTCTCTTTATCAGGGGGCGTGTACTCATATCCAATCTTTCTAACTTGATCTTGAAACATAGTAAATGTATACCAATCAAAATATTCAGTTAAAGTTTGTAAATAATATCTCCACCAGCTTCAATCTTTGTTTCCTCAAATAAATCTCGTATCGTCACAATTTTTCCATATTGCTCTCCAGCCTTAGCTAAACAATATCTATGAATAATTTGTGATGAAAAACTTTGAAATATATAAGTCAACCAACATCCACTAGCTAAATATCTCTTTACTCTAACTAAATCACTTCCAATCAATAACGTAGCATCATAAGAAACGTCTCTCAAGACCATCTCTCTAATAATATCATCTTCTAATTTCCAATTTTCATCGTTCTTCAAATACCACCTATTAACTAGGCGCACAAAAAGATCAATTAAATATTTATGACATCTTCCATCATGAGTACTTGAATCTCCATCTAATTCCTTAATTGCAAGAATTGACTCCAAATGACTTCTAATCGCAGACCAATCAGGAGATCCAGGATCAATACCAAATGCAATTCCATTCTTGATTGAACTAAGACCAACATTTTCAACAAATGCACCATAATACTGTTTCATAATAATCATATTAACAGTTTCTGGACATCCGAATAAACGTGTCTTTCCTTCACCAACTCTCTTTAAATCTCTAAGTTCATCTTTCATATGAATAATAGTAATAGTTTTCTTATTTCTCCTCTCTTTATATTCTTTTAATATTTGGTGATATCTACATCTAATATAATCACCCATACTCCAAATACTCACAGTATTACTATTTTTAACAAACAAATCTTCTTTCTTTTGAAACACATCAGGATATTCAGTATATCCAGCTGAAGTTTTACCATCAACTGGTTTTATATATCTTGCACTCAATGCACCATTTAAGGTTTCATCTTCTGTTAATACATGTGCAGGATAATGAGCAGGTATACCTAAAATCCAATGTTCACCTATTTGATCACATAATTCTCTATCAATTGGTGGACTCTCGTCTTGTTCCAACTTAGTAATAGCTTTCTGAAGTGGTGATATTTCCACACCATCCTTCTTAAAAGGTCTTAACTTAGCTGGTTTTTTAACTACAGGTCCAAGCAATTCTTGCCATGGTGTTTCCAAAATTTTACTCTTACGAGGAAAATTTGTCTTAACATCATCATCAACACTTCCTATATAATCCCAATGTCTATATTCATATTCAGATTGTTCTCTAATTACAAATTCAACTTGAGGCAATAATGAATTCTTTCTTTTAAACATATCTTGAACCAAAGAAATTCCTTCTTGCGTTATAAATGAAGCTCTTCCAATTCGACCAGAAGCTGTTCCAGCTGTATGTACACCAAGTATTTTACGAGGCATATTATTATTATTTACAGCTATAATATTTCCACAGTCTCCAACATTGAAATTTCCTTCATATTCTAAACCTCCTTTACTAAAATAGGCTGGTGATTTATCATCAGCAGCATAAGTTGCAGGAGGAGCTCTATAAGCTTTTTGAATTTCCATAATTACAGGTGGTTTATCAATCTCTTCTTTACCAGATATTTTATAATAAGTTATATCTGATAAATTAGTATTAATTAAATCACTATCTTTTACAAACAAATCTTTTACATTATGAAAATATTGCCAGGAAGGTACTCTTACAAATGCTATATCATTGAGCTCATCTTTAATCACATCATATCCATCTCCCCTGGGTTTTAGAACCTGAGGTTCCCTTCCATTACTGAAAGTAACATCAGCTCCTTTCTCCCAGAGAAAATCAACATAATGCTTTGGCATCACAATTATATTTTCAACTATAGCCCAACATTTCATTCTCATAAAATCTCCATTATCAAAATAAGTTCTCATAATTACTCTATTCTTTTTATTCATAGATAATAATAAATCAATCTCATTTCCACCATTAGGTATCAAACGAAAATTCCTCTCAGTAACAACTGGTGCTTGATTCTTTGTAGTAACAAAAGAACCACTTGAACCACCAGTATCAAATTGAGGTATAAAATCATCTTTAAACAATTTATAAATCTTTATCAAAGTCCATATTACGGAATAACCTAACATAAATCCACTTAACCAAGTTAAAACAAGCGTTAAAGATTCATGTTTCGTCTTAAAATTCAATATCTCACTTTTCAAACGACCTATAATTCCAGTATTAATAGTCTCATAGGCTTTTCTTCTAATCTTCTCATAGGCTGTTGGATTTTTAATAATCTCATTAAGTTCTTCAGTTTTCACTCCAATAGTCTCCATCATAAATTTAATATATAACTCTTGAACATACAACTTTGCATCTACAGTAGCTCCTTCAGGCATTGTGAAATAATCACAAACACCAGCACTTTTACTTTCTATATAAGCTTTATAGTTAGCATCAGCGTATCTTTTCCATTTTACTCTATCTTCACTTGTCAATTTACTTTTCGGTGGAAGAGGCGGTTTAGGAATAGAATTATCTTTAGGAGGGACAGGCAACTCAGGTATAACAATTTCTTGTTTATTATACTTTGATTTATGTATCTTATCCATTTGAGGTATAAGTTGTCTTCCTTTAAACAATTCTTCAAAATTTACTCTATTATTCTTAATATAATTTGAGAGACTCTTCTTAGGAGATCTCTTAAATAAAATTCTTTCAATACATCTTGTTAAAACTTCAGAATAATCCCAAATTAACTCTTGTCCATCAGGACCAAGCATAGGTTTTTCAGTGAGCACATCATGAGGTATAAACTCATAACATGTTCGTGAAAAGCCACCATCTTTCTCATTCCCATACAATCTAACTTCAGACTCCGTAAATTCTCCTAACTTAACACTATCTCTAGCACTAATTGGATTAGGATTCTTATGTCTTGACACAATTCTAACTTTCAAATAATAATCTCTTCTACCATGAGCAGAATACTTGTTCTGCAATTGACTCTTAGGAGTAGTTACACTTCCTAGATTGTTTGTATTTTGAGTAACAAACATTGCAATAGCATCAAATGCAGTATGACCTTTATTCTCAGCAACAGGATCATTTAATAAAAATTTTGCAGTATTAACACAATGTACTATATCTTCCAAAGTAGCAGTACGCAATTTAATATCATCTATTTGAAAAGCATCATCCATTAAAACGAATTTAACACAAGCCAAAAAATTTGACCAAAATGGATCTCTAATATTTCTAACATACAAATAATTTTCATTCCACTCAGCATCTTCAGGAGCAACTTTCATTACATATTTTGTTAAATAATCCCAAATATCGTGAAATAAAAATTGACAAACATTTGTTTTGCCTGTGGCAGGATCGCCAACAAACATTACATACAAAGGTTCATATCTTGTATCAGCAGTTTCCAAAAATCTTTGAGCATCTGGACATGAATTTTTTAAAAAATCCAAAGCACGGAAAAAAGAAGCAAAATTACTCTTAGTATATCCTATCTTCAATAAATCCGAAGCTATATCCAAACCTTCACTATGGTAAACTAATATAAGTGTACAAAAATCTCTATGTACTAAAACATTATCTTTTCCACACACCATCACATCATTCATCAATCCATTAACTTTTTTAACAAAATCTGTAGCTTGCTTAATCCATACCTGATTTTCATCAGTATAAAATGGCTCACCACGAATTTTATTATATGTCCATGAAAATACAAACCAAAACAAATTTTTAATATATTCAACACCACGAATTCCATTCTTCAACATTGACATCTTGCGACACCAATAATCTAAAGAAAATTCAATTTTTCCTTGCGGTATTAATTTTTCTACAACTTCTTCTACAACTTCTTCATGATTTTGCTCATCACTACATATAAAATAACTAGCAATGAGTGTAAAAAATGAAGCAACTCCAGACAAAATTTTCTCATTAATAAAATCAAAAAATTTTGTTCCATGTTGTACTATTACATCCAAAAATTCATTTAAATAAACAAAATGTTCTGAAAAATATCCTAATAATTTTCCTATTGAAAACATTCCTATCGACACAATATATTGCATCACAATAGTAATTCTCAAAAATATACTGGGTACTTTAAAGAAATTGAATATAGTTAAACACAATCCAATCACTTTATCTATTGCAGTTGCACTACAAACATTTTTCAAAAAACTATTAACTAAATCTTTAATATCTTGAACAAATGATGCTTTCTCATCACGCAACTCGTTTACTAATTCTTTAATCAAACTCTTTCCAGTTCCTTCAGCAGTTGTTTTAATCTCTTCAATCTTATCTCCAATAATCCAATTCATAAATCTATTTTTCTTAGATTTTGATTCAGATTTATTAGGTTCTTTCTTCTCTTCTTGAATCACATCTCCATGGGGACGCAATGGATCAACTTCCTTTCCTTTATAATACGCATCTTTACGAAGCTTTATAAATTTTTCCATTGATCCATACCAACCAGGGGCACCTCTACCGAATTCATCATTTTGTATATCAGCATAATCTTTTAAATCGTTATTTATGTCATTGGGCATTTCGTACTCGACATACTTACGAATAATTTTATTACGTTCTGGTATACTTAATCTTGCAAACTCACTCCAATCTATATCCATACCACCCTTATCTCTAAGCCAGTGATATTTTGATAAATCAGGTCCATAAACAGTATTATTTGATAAATTACTTTTACTAGCACTTGTTTCTTCATCTGAATTATTTGCTAAATTTCCAGACTGGACACGCCAGCCCTTATTACTATTTTCTTTATTAGCACCACGAATAGTATTTACAACATCATTAGATGGGTTCATAAGTTGAACACCAGTCTTATTTTGATTTAATCTAATCCACTCTGGTTTAAAACTTAAAGAATTTTCAACTTCTTCAGCATACAATTCCGTATCTCTATAATTTAAATCATAAAAAACTTTTGTATTCAACTGTTCAGATAATCTAACACATTCTTCTATATCTTTCTTAATAGATTCAGCTCTTTTCAATTCTTCAATTCTCATATTCTTTATTATAGGAGCTAAATCACTATTATCTATATATGAACTAGAATCACTTCCAGTTTTTTCTTTCTCTCTCGCCAAACGTGAGGCCTCTAATTCGTTATTTAATATTTCTTGTGTTGTTTCTTCAAAACATCTAAATTTACTATCTTCCTCTTCAGTCTCATATTCAACTTGACCCTCTTCAGGATCAATTGCATATGGATCAAAATCAGAATCAGTATCATTCACGTGCCAATTTTCATCTTCAGAAAATGCAGGGTGAATATCATATCCAGATCCAACACTTAATTCGTCTTCTTCACGACTAAAATTTGATTCGTCATCCTTAAAGGAATCTTTTTCTGAATCATATTTATTATTCTTTCGACAAGTATTTTTATTAAATTTAAACATAACTGGGCCTTGGTATCAATTGATTGTTTCTCGTATTGATATCAATCATTCTACACATTATTTAAATACATCAGTTCTTCACTGTGTAAGATAACTCATATACTCATAAAATTTTTTATTCCATATCCACTATAGAAATGCACTATTCAAACTACTACTTGCTTCATCCTTCTCATGCACTTTATTCAATTAAACACAATATATTCGCTATTATTCTCATATTTATTAAAAATGGTTTCCATAAAGTCTCTCTTATCAGACTAAATGTTCCAATTAATTACAAATACTTATTTAATTTATGCGAAATCTCTACGAACTACACTATATACTTCAACTGTATCACAAAAAGTGAATCTGAAGTTCAACATAGCAGCTATTCTTGCGATATTAATCAGACCGGAATCAGAAGGTGTGAGAATGTTACATTATACTCACATACTTCCACCGGGTGGCCCTAATTAACTCATAATTTAAAATATCCTAAACAGCTTAGGTATTCGATTTTGATTACATTAACAAATAAAATTTGTCATCCATTCACTCAAACATAAATGGCCTAAATAAATAATAATACAATTTAATACAATTTAATACATTTTAATACATAAATAATACAATTGAACAATAGTTCAACAAAATTTAATTTTAATTTATTCATTTGACAACATAAAACATAGAAAGCCAAGTCTCTCAGCAATGTCTACTATATTTTGCGGTCTGTAAAATTGATATGGGTATTCCCC